ATAATTTTCATTTTCTTCCCCCCTTACTAAAAATTTAAAATTAGAAATTAATTATTTTTATTTTTTATGTTCTTAGTTATTATTTTTACAGCATTTAATACATCCTCCTTTTGTTCTAAACTTAATTCCTTTACTTCTTCATATAAAGAAAAGAAGATAGGATCTGATTCTTGTTTTTTATTTAATTCTTTTTCTGGATTTCGTATATCAGACAATCCTAAAAGATAGTCTGTTGATACATTAAAATAATCAGATAATATTTGCAAATAATCGTTATTTATATTTTGATGATTGTTTTCCATTTTTGAAATCGCAGCATAACTTATATTAATTGCTTTACCTAATTCTCTAACCGTTAATCCTTTTTCTTTTCTTAACATTTTTAATTTATTCATAATAGTCTCTCCTTGTTTCATATTTTAAAACAAACTATAGCACAATTATAAACAAAAATTAAAAAAAGTAAACATTTGTTAAAAAAAACGAAACAAAACTATTGACAAATTAAATTTATTGTTATATAATCTTGTTGATGTTTCTTTTTAAGAAACAAAAAATGACTAGATGATACCTAGTCGCTGGAAATAGAATGCTTGAAAGTCCAGCCGTAAGATTTATAGCATTGGTAGAAAGGGTGGAAACACTTGCGGATCGGTTCGCACCACCTACCGAAACACAACCGATAAAGATAGGTCAGTATCAGTAAATGAAGAAACCTATCGTAGCAAAAGCATCACGACTAAAGCTTTTGCGAATTGCAGCAGATTTGTAAAAAGGGGTGGTGACCAGATAGCCTAATGCCTTATGGAATTGTCGAAAACTCATAAGGAACATTTTAATAAATTTAATTTTAGTGTGTTAAAAAGCATTAGTCTTTTAGCACACTTTTTTAATGTAGTCGTTGCGTAGTTATTGGTTTAAAAATTAGGAGGTATTAAATAATGGAAAAAGTAGAAGAGTATTTAAAAATAAATAAAATTGAATATTTTAACAGTTATGATTGTATCATTGTTAAAAAGAATGATGGGGAATGTTTAAAAATCAGCAAAAAAAATGGCAATTATAAGTGCATACTTATAAGCAAAAATTATGAAGAAGTAGAAGATATAATCAAAAATTTATGTAAATAAAAGGAGGTTAGAAAATGAATAGAATTGAAAAATTAAAAAAATTTTTACAAAAATTTTATCCGAACTATCAAGCGTTTAATACGCGAAATTTAGCTGGTGACGCTATGTATAACGTTTATACAGAAGACGGAATTCAAGTCGATGAATGCTTTGAATGGGGATATATTGAAATATTTGGATTAACCGAAGAAGAATTTAAAAGTCTATTAGACCCTACATCTTTTTTAGGTCAAAACTTAAAAACGTTTGATGAGTATGTAGAAAATGAAGAAGTAAATTAAGGAGGAATAAAATGAATGTATTTAAATTAAAAGGTTTAATGGCTGAACATGGAGAAACACAACAAGATATTGCAAAATTATTAGGTATAACAGCCACAGCGTTTGCAAAAAAAATGAAACAACCTAATAGGTTTAAATTTGATGAAGTTAAAATTTTATCTCAACATTATAAAGTTGATATAAATATTTTTTTAAAATAAATGTTTCTAAATTATACACAAAAAATATAAAAAAAATAAAATAAGAAACAAACTGTGCTAGGCAGAAAATAAAAACAAATGAAAGGAACATCTTTCTTTTTTATCACCTCAAACAGATTCCTAGCGTCTGTTTACAAAAGCCAACTGACGAGTCTTTGCGAATTAAGACGAAACCTAGAGCATATTAGCTCAATGGTCTTGGCAAAGAGTGTTTATCCAAGCTCCCTCTCCCAAAAGTATGTATTTTGGCTAAACTTAATTGAACACAGTTCAACTCTTTGCTACATATAAAAAAAACAATCTCATATGATGAAAAGGAGGAAAGAAAAAATGGAAATAGAAAATTATAATGGTATTGAAATATTATACAAGATTTCTAAAGAAGAATCCTTAAATCGTATGGGGTATTTCTTTTACGAATTTTTAGAGAAAAAAATCAAAGAAGGAGTAATTGAAGTAAAAGAAGGCAAAATTTTTAAATTAAAGGAGGAAAGAAAAAATGGAACTTAAATGTTCAAAAGAAACAAAACCAACCAGTTTAGGTTTTGTAATTCACAAAAATTACAAGAAAGAGCCGATTGAGATATTGGTAGTTGGAGCATCTGCAGTAAATCAAGCAATTAAAGCTATTGCTTTTGCAAATCGGTTTTATGGCATGAAAATGACAATTGCTCCATTCGTAAAAACTATAGAAATTGATGGGGAAACACGTCATGCAATGTGTTTAAAGGTGATTTAATGAAAGAAATCAGGATTAAAGAATTAAAAATAAAAAATTTTAAAGGAATAAAAAATAAATCCTTTGAATTTGATAATTTATCAGTTAACATTTTTGGCGATAATGCTACTGGTAAGACTACAATTGTAGATGCTTTTTTATGGTTGCTATTTAACAAAAATAGTGCAGGAAGTACTGATTTTAGTATTAAACCAATAGATGTTAATGGCAATATTTTACACAATGCTGAATATTCAGTTTCAGCAGTATTTTCTTTAAAAGATGAAAATTGTCAAAAGGAAATTGAATTAAAAAAAGTACTTAGAGAAAAGTACACAAAAAAAAGAGGTGAAACAACTTCAACATTTACTGGACATGAAACATCTTATTTTAAAGATGGATCACCAAAACTTTTAAAGGAATATCAACAAGAGGTAGATAAATTATGCAATGAAGATTCCTTTAGAATGCTAACAGCTCCATTTTATTTTAATAGAATGGATAAAAAAACAAAAAGAGATGTATTGTTAAAAGCAATACCAAATATTTCTAACTTGGATATCGTAGAAAAAGATGTTGAATTATATTCTCTTTTAGAAGATTTAAAAACATCATCTATAGAGGAATTAATCGCTAAGCATAAATCAAATGCAGGAAGTATAAATAAACAACTTCCATCTTTTGAATATAAAATTGAAGAACTCAATAATATGATTACAAATTTGGATATTGATGATAAAGAGGGAATAGAAAAAATTTCTATTTCTATTGAAAAACAAAAAGAATATATTGCAGAATTACAAATACAAAAAAATTCAAAAACAAATATTGTTTTGTTAAACTCTTTAAATTCTGAAATATCTGAATTAAATTCTTTGTTAGAAAAATTAAAATTAGAAAATTTAAAAGATAAAAATGAGAAACTTAAAAAGTTACAAAATGAACTTTTTAATTTGCAAAACGAAGAATTTAAAATAAAAAGTTTATTGTTTGAAAAAAAATCTTTAATCTCAAAGTGCCAAAAAAATATTGAGTTGAAAGAAAATGAGATTGAAGATTTAAAATCAAAAATAGAACTTGCATATAAGCAATGCGAAGAAATAGATAATTTAGAATATGATGGTGATAGTATTTGTCCAACTTGTGGTCAGCAATTGCCATCTGGAGAAATAGATAAAGCTATAGAATTATTTAATTTAGATAAAGCAAATAAGCTTGAAAAAGCCATTAAAAACGGCAAGTTTTTAAAAGAAGAAATAAATTCTTTGGATATTGAAAAAAATGCGTTAAATGCTGAAAAAATGGCTTTAGAAAACGAATTGCAAATTGTTTTAAAAAAATTGGAAGAAATACAATTGCAAATAGAAAATAAAAGTAAAGAAATTTTAGAAACTGAAAATTTAAAAGTTCAAGATTCAGAAGAAATTTTAGAAACTAAAAATAAAATTACTAAAAAAGAAGAGGAAAAAGAAGAATTATTAAAAGAATCTACTTCTGCAACTGAACTTGCTTTTGTAATTAAGCAAGAGCAATTGAAGTTAGATGAACTATATAATCAAAAAGCAAGATTTGAGCAAAATCTTGCTAATAGAAAAAGAATTGAAGAATTAACAATTGAACAACAAAAAATGGCAGAAGAATACAACAAAGCTATTTATCAAGTAATGCTTTGTGAAAAATTTCTAAAAACTAAGATTAAAATGATTGAAAAAGATGTAAACAATTTATTTGAAAAAGTAAAGTTTACTATGTTTAAAGAGCAGATTAATGGAGGTTATGAAGAAGTTTGCTATGCAACAATAGACGGAGTGCCTTTTGAAGATGCAAATAATGCAGCAAAAATTAATGCAGGGTTAGATATTATAAAAACTTTGCAAAAAGTAGAGAATACAATTGCTCCGATTTTTATAGATAATGCAGAAAGTGTTACAAATTTTGAAGAATTAGCAAATACACAAATCATTAAATTATATGTTAAAGAAAATGAAAAAGAACTAAAAATGGAGGTTAAATAATGAATCAAGTTCAACAAATTTCAAACAATCAAATTATGGAAAAAAATTTAGCAGATAATGTACAAAATAGAGTTTTAGAATTAACAAATAAAGGAAGATTAAATCTTCCAAAAAATTATTCAGTTGGCAATGCTTTATCATCGGCATGGTTAATTATTCAAGATTTAAAAGATAAAAATAATAAGCCAGCTTTAGAAGTTTGTACTAAAGAAAGTATTGCTAATGCTTTGCTTGAAATGGCAATTTTAGGACTTAACCCTGTCAAAAAGCAAGGATATTTTATAGTTTATGGTAATAGATTAGGTTGGTTCACATCTTATTTTGGAAAATGTGCATCAATCAAAAGATTAAAAGGAATCGAAACAGAACCTATAGGAACAATTATTTATGAAGGAGATAATGTAGAAATAGGTTATAACGAATTAGGAGAAGAAATCGTATTATCTCATAAAACAACTTGGGAAAATAAACTTAAAAATAATAGAGTTGGAGCATATGCAACAGTTATTGCAAATGGGATAAAACGATCTGCTTTAATGACAAAAACTGAAATCAAAGAGTCATGGCTTAAAAATCCTAGTCCTAGCAATAAAAGAGATCATATTGATTTTGAAGGGGAATTTATGAAAAGAACTGTAATTAATCGGTTAGTTAAAATGATTCTTCAAACTTCAAATGATGACGATTTATTAGCAGAAACTATGATAAAGAATGAAGATGAAATGTATGATGCAATACAACAAGATTATATCGAAACTACAGCAAATGAAGTAAAAGAAGAAATAGAAACTAAAGCAAATGCTTCTGAACAATTATCGTTTCAAGAAGAAATAAAAGAAGAAAAAAAAATAATTCCAAATGATAAAATTTTAAGTTCTTTTTCAAATGAAATGGTAGAAGAAAAAAGAGGAAAATATTTTTGATGATTATAAACAGTTTTGCTTCAAGTAGCAAAGGGAATTGTTATTTGATAAGTGATGGAACAACTAAATTATTGATTGAATGTGGAATTTCGATAGATAAAATAAGAAAATTTACAAAAATGGATTTTTTAGCTTGTTTAGTAACCCATGAACACAAAGATCATTGTTCATCACTTATAAAAATTTTGCAAAATTGTAAAGATGTTTATGCAACAAAAGGAACATTTGAAAATTTCAATTGTAAATTAAATAAAACTTATACCAAAATTATAGAAAAAAATAAAATATATAAAATTGGTACTTTTCAAATGATTCCTTTTGAAACAGAACATGACGCTAAAGAACCTGTAGGATTTTATTTAAAAAGCAATATTACTAATGAAACAATATTATTTGCTACAGATACTTATTACATAAAAAATAGATTTAAAACAATTAATTATTTAATGATTGAATGTAATTATGCTTATGATTTAATAAAAAAGAATATTGAAAATGACAAATTGCCAAAAATAATGGCAAAAAGACTTTTAAAATCACATTTTGAATTGGAAAATGTCAAAAAGTTTATTTTACAACAAGATTTAAAACAAATAAAAGAAATATATTTGTTGCATCTTTCTAGTGGAAATTCTGATGCAACAAGATTTAAAACAGAAATTAAAAAAATTGCAGGATGCCCTGTTTGGGTATGCCCTGAATAGGAGTTGTTATGGCTAGACCATTTAAAAAGGGTCTATCGTATTTTCCTTTAGATGTAAAATTTTTTGATGATCCAAAAATCCAAGAATTAATAATGGAAGTGGGTTATCTAGGAATAGTTGTATACCTGCGAATTCTGACTTTAGTGTACCAAGAAGGTTACTATCTTGAAATAAGCGTACAGTCTCTTGCTAGGCTTATATTTCGAGACATAAGGGGACAAAACCTTACTAAAGTAGATAGAGTCATTGAAGTAATTTACCGAATAGCGGAGTGCGAATTAATTGATAGTAACCTCGTCGCAAAAGGCATTATTACATCAAGCAGCATCGAAAAACAATGGTTGATATCAACTGCCAGACGTAGGAACATTGACAAATCTAAATATTGGCTTTTAACGCAAGAAGAAGAACAAGAGGCATTAAAATGCACAAAATCGTCAATGTCAGAATCTGCCCGAATTATGTCTAAATTTATTAATGTTGACAATAATCTAGTTAATGTTGACAATAATCTAGTTAATGTTGGCAATAATACACAAAATAAAAAAGAAAATAAGATAGATAAAAAAGATAAATATAGGATAAAAGATAACCAAACAATTAAAGAAAAAAAAGTAGGATCTCCTATTTTAAATTATTATACAACTGTTTTAATAGATAACAATTTCATTTCATTATATGATTTGGATATTGCAGAATATAACTATTTTTTAGGAGAACTTGCTACACATTATAATTGTAGAAAAATATTATCTGCAATTAAATATACAATTGCAGAAATTAAAAAAAGGCAAGATAACATAGATGATAAATTTGCTTACTTTAAAAAATCTATTTTAAATGGATTAGAAAGATTAGCTAATTTAGAAAAACCGATAGAAAAAAATTTAAACAAATTATTTGGTTTTGAGGAGGAACAATGAAAAAAGAATTATTAAAAGAATTAAGAGAAAATAAAAAATTTTCACAAGATGCTCTAGCAAAAAAATTAGGAGTATCACAATCAACTTTGTCAAGTTGGGAACTTGGTTTAAATTTTCCAAGAACTGATGATCTTGAAAAATTATGTATAGAATTAGAAACTAATCCAAACATACTGCTAGGATTTACGGATTATAACGAAGATTTATTAGATGAACTTGCAAAAGCAAGAAACAAAATTAATAATTTGTATGAAGAAAATCAAAAATTAAGATCACTGATCGGTGATTTAACAATTGAGCAAAGGCTAGGATTATGATATGAACAAAAAATTTGAATGGTTGGACTATATTAACTTCTGCAGAGAAAAACATTTAAAACCACTTTTAGCAAGTAGTTTAGATATTTATTTTGCAAAACATAGAGGAAAACATGAAGGTTGATATTTTTAACACAAACAAAAAATATTCAATCATTTATGCTGATCCGCTTGCAAGACAAACAGTTGATGGTTGGGATTGTTGGGGGAACGAAGTATGACAGATTATGAATTATTAGAAATTGATAGAATTGCTAAAATCCAATCTATTAACAAACAATACGATTTAGAAAATAATGCATATCTTTCTTTTAGTGGTGGAAAAGATAGCACAGTTTTGCATTATTTATTAGATTTAGCATTACCAGGTAATAAAATACCACGTCTGTTTATCAATACAGGTATCGAATATGAATATATTGTTGATTTTGTAAAAAAACTTGAACAAAAAGATAGTCGTATTCAAATTGTCAATTCAAATGTTAATATTAAGAAAATGTTAGAAATTGAAGGATATCCATTTAAATCAAAAGAACATTCATTAAAACTTGGTGAATGGCAAAAAGGAAGTATAGCTAAATCTAATATTTATTATAAAGAAATGTCTGGAAAATCTCGCTATGCTTGTCCAAAAAAATTACTATATCAATATGAACGAAATTTTAAATTAAGGTTATCTGATAAGTGTTGTTATAGATTAAAAAAGGACATTTCCCATAAATGGGAAAAAGAAAATAATAAAAATATTTTATTAACTGGTATGCTAAAAGAAGAGGGAGGACAACGATCTAGCATAAATTGTATAGTAACTGATAAAAAAAATAATTTAAAAAAATTCCATCCGTTAGCCGTTGTGACAAAAAGTTTTGAAAATTGGTTTATAGAAACACACAATATTAAGCTGTGTAAACTATATTACCCACCGTTTAACTTTGAGAGAACTGGCTGTAAAGGTTGCCCTTTTGCCCTTGATCTTCAAAACCAACTAGACGTAATGGAAAGATTATTACCAGCTGAAAAGGCACAATGTGAGAAACTATGGGCGCCAGTTTATGAGGAATATCGTAGAATTAATTTTCGTCTGAAAAATCAAACAACAATTTTTGACTTTATATCGACAAAATTAAAAGTTTTAGAATTGTTTGGCGGCATTGGAGCATGTACTGCAGCTTTAAAAAGGTTAGGTATTGATTTTGAAGTAGCAGACTATGTTGAAATTGATAAATATGCAGTTGCAAGTTATAATGCTATTAACAAAACTAATTTTGAACCACAAGATATAACAAAATGGGATAAAGACATTGAAGTTGATTTGATAATGTCGGGAAGTCCCTGCCAAGATTTTTCGCTTGCTGGGCTTGGTAAAGGTGGAGACAAAGGAAGTGGCACAAGATCATCCTTAATGTATGAAAATATTAGAATAATAGAAAAACTAAAACCTAAATATGTTATTTGGGAAAATGTTAAAAATCTATTATCTAAAAAGCACATTCATAATTTCAATGCATATTTAGAAGCGATGGAACAATTGGGATACAACAATTTTTATCAAGTATTAAATGCTAAAGATTATGGCATTCCACAAAATAGAGAACGTGTATTTACAATATCTATTAGAAAAGATATCAACAAGTTATTCACATTTCCACCAAAACAAGAACTTAAATTAAAACTTAAGGATTTGCTAGAAGATGAAGTTGATGAAAAGTATTATTTGAGTGGTGAAAGAGTTGTCGAGTTAATTTATAAAATACAAAACCAAATTAAAGAATTACCAAGTTGCTGTGATAGTACCATTAATGACCCTCAAATTAGAGATGTTTGTAATTGTATAACAGCAAGATATAACGCAGGTATTCAAAACCAAAAACAAATTGGTATGTGTGTTATTGAAGAACCTAAATGTATTAAAGTCGCTCAAATGTATGGTACTGAAAGAGAACCAAATCCACAAACTGGAAGAATATATGACTCAGATGGAATAAGTCCAACAGCAGTTGCTGTTAAATCACTATGGACTGAAACGCAAGCAAAAATGATAACTAAAGAAGGTAATGTTAAACGTTATATTGATAGTGATGTAGTAGATGAATTTAAAGAAGGTCAAGTTGCTGACATATCATTTCCTAATGGATATAACAAAGGTCCACGTGTTCATGATGAATGTCCAGCAATTAACGGTACTACTACAGCTAGTAGTTTTATTGTTAAAACTAAAAACGGCTTGAAAATACCTTTGTATAAAGATACTAAACAATTAAGAACTATTGAGCAAAATGATTTATATAAAGGTGAAGTTGTTAACTTAGATTTGTACAATCGGTCTGTTTATGAAGTAAGTCAAGCATTAACAGAACCACATCATAATTCACAAAGATTATGGGATGGTTTACGTATCAGAAAATTAACACCTAAAGAATGTTGGCGATTAATGGGTTTTACTGATGAAGATTTTGAAAAAGTTGCTAAAGTTAATTCTAATGCACAATTATATAAACAAGCAGGCAATAGCATTGTTGTCAATGTATTGATGGCAATATTTAATAATTTATTGAAAGGAAAGTAAATATGAAAAAAATAATTGAATATACTTCTGGGGGGAAAACAGAGTTGGGAACAGTTGGTCAAGCAACTCTATTAAAAGATGATTTAGGGAATGAATTAAAAGTTGGAGATGTTGTATTCTTTCAATTTGAAGATGATAGTAAAATGTTTGGGATAAGTATTGTTATTTCAACTAAAGAAAACATAAATTATATATTAGGTTTGTATTCTCTTTTTGATAAAAATGGAAATAAAAAAGAAAATGCTTATATTGAAATAATAAGAAGTTGCCAAGATATTCCTAGTGGAGCAAAACACTTTATTGTAAGCCCTATAAAAACAATGATAATTAGCTATGAAGATGTAGAAGAAAATGCCAAGATTAGTAAAGCAGTACATAAAATTTTAAAAAATAAAAAGAAAGGAAAATAAGAAAATGAAAAATCAAAAATATATTTTTAGAGGTGACAGAAGTGGAGTCTTTTTTGGCACACTTTTAGAAAGAAATGGCCAAGAGGTTAAAATAGGTGAATGCCGCAGATTGTGGTATTGGGACGGAGCTTGTTCTTTAAGTGAAATCGCTAAAATCGGCATAACTAAACCTGATAATTGCAAATTTACTGTGACAGTTGAAGAACTTACAATATTAGATTGTATCGAAATTATACCTTGTACAGAAAAAGCTACCAATTTAATTGAGGAAGTTAAAGAATGGAAAAGAAGCTGATAGAAGAATGGTTAAAGGTAGATAATGGCAATGGCTCTAGCTATGGCTTTGGCGATGGCTCTGGCTCTGGCTCTAGCTATGGCTCTGGCAATGGCTATGGCTTTGGCTCTGGCAATGGCTATGGCTTTGGCTCTGGCGATGGCATTGGCTTTGGCTTTGGCTCTGGCGATGGCAATGGCTCTGGCTATGGCTATGGCAATGGCTCTGGCTATGGCTCTGGCGATGGCAATGGCTCTGGCTATGGCTATGGCAATGGTATTTCTAAATATAACAATCATTATGTATTTATAATTGATAACATTTCAACAATTATAACAAGCATTCATGGAAATGTAGCAAAAGGTTTTATTCTAAATAAAAATTTAACTTTAGAAAAAATTTTTGTCGCAAAAGGTAACAATAAATTTGCTCACGGAAAAACTTTAAAAGAAGCAGTGGCAGATTTACAAGAAAAGATTTTTGATGATTTAGACATCGAAGAAAAAATAGAAATGTTTAATAAGCAATTTAATAGAGTTGAAAAATATAGCGGTGAAGAATTTTATAAGTGGCATCACATATTAACAGACAGTTGTACAGCTGGAAGAGATAACTTTGTTAGAGAAAATAATTTAGATTTGAAAAAACTTTATACTGTAGATGAATTTATAAAAATAACTAAAGATTCGTATGGTGGAAATATAATAAAAAAATTATGTGAGGAGAAGAAAAATAATGATTGAAAAAAAAGTATATAACGGTTGGGCTTTTACCGAAAACGAAAAGGAAAAAGGTAAAATAAATAGGGAAATCTATAAAGAATTAAGGGAAAAATATAAAATATTAAAAACTTGTGATTGGGATTTTAGATATCCTATAAAAGAAGAATTAGAGCAAAATGATATTGTCTATTCAAGAAAAGCTTGTTATTTGCATAGTGAATATATGCTTTATAAAGCACCTCAAAATATAACTGAAAATGAATTGTTATTAATTTTTGACGAAGGAAATTTATGTTTTGGTGGTAGGTGTAATAGTTCTAATTATTATTATGTATGGGAGGATTAATTGAAATAATGAGTAAAAAAAATTATCAAGAAGCGTTAAATAAAATTAAAAATGAATATGATGCTTATTATTTAGGCAATAGGTATGGTAAAAATTTTGATTGCGATTTAAAAGAAGATTTTCAAAAGTTATTTGAACTTAAAGATATTTTTCAAGATGATTTAGTAGAAAACGCTTTAAATTGGATACACGATTGTTATGACTGTTATTACAAAGAAGATTTTGAAGATCCACAGGCTGATAATCCTTTTAATCATTTACAAGGATTAATTGATAAATTGGAGGAATTATGAAACGAGCAATATTAATGAGTATTCAACCGCAATGGCTTGAAAAAATATTAAATAGAGAAAAAGTTATTGAAATACGAAAAACAATGCCTAAATGCGAATTACCAATTGTTGTTTATTTATATTGCACAAATACTCCTAAATATCATCATTTGTATGACCTAACTTATGTTAATAAAGGTGATACGTTATATGCGGTAACTCAACATAATAAATATAGTTTAGTTCCAAAAGGATTTTTAAACGGCAAAGTTGTCGGTGAATTTATTTGTGATAAAGTAACACGTTATGATGAGCAAGTTATTTGTGGTGGAATTTTTTACTCTGATAATCCCGATGTAATTAACGACAGCTTTTGCGAAGAAACTCAACTTGATAATTTTCGGTTATTGGATTACGGCAAAGGCAAACCACTCTATGGGTGGCATATATCTAACTTGAAGATTTATGATAAACCAATGGAATTAAGTGATTTTCACAAGCCTTGTATTTGTCCAAAAATGCAATATTGTCCTTCTTGTCCTAAGGGATATGTTTATATGAGTGAAGATGAAGAAGAATATTATAGAGCAACAAATGGACAAGAAGGCTGTGAAACTGAATGGGTATGCTTAAATGTTGTCGAAAAACCACCTCAAAGTTGGCAGTATGTGGAGGTGAAAGAATGATAAGCAAAGAACAATTAAATGATTATAAAGAATTGGCAGAGGTTGGACTTGTTCATCTTGGGAGAAGTTTAGAAATTAAACAATGTGAGTTATTTTTTGAACAAATTAAAAAAGATTTAGAAGTATTAGAAATACTAACAAAATATTTAACAATTGGCGTTGACATAGACGATGGCAAATTAGCAGAATTTTTAATGCTTAATATTGAATACGGAATGCCAAAAGCAGAATTTGAAAAAATATCAAATTACATAAAAACTGCTAAATATACTATTAAATATATAAAAGGGGGTCCAGTAAATGAAAATATATAAAGAAGTGGAACAAATTATGCGACACTATAATGAAATTAAAGAGTTAATCGCAAAATTAAGCAAAAAAATAGATGTTGCGGTGGGTTTAGATTTATCGTTCGATTTTGAAAAAGCTGATTTAGTTGAATTAACAGACGATCAAATTAAGAGTTATAGAGACGACTTAAATAACAGTTTTTTAGTAGAGCAACATACGGGTTATTCGGGAGACGATTATTACGGCTATGTATATTTTGCTACTAAAGAAAAAAATAAATTTATAAAAATTTATTTTGAATGTTGAAAAAAGGAGACAAGAAATCGAGGTGAAGTAAATGAAAAAAGTATTTAGTAAAGAAAAATTTATTGAGTATGAAGGCATGAATGCGTATTTAGAATATAAAGCTTGGGTAGATGAATGTGATGGTTTAACAGCAAAAGAAATGCTTAAAAAACGTTATAGTTTTTCTCCTTCTTGGATGATTGAGGTAGATGAATTGGCAAGTAAAAAATATTTAGAACAAATAGCCAAAAGCGAAGGAGTTGATCCATTTACTAAAGAAATTAAATCAAATGCTTTATTATTTCCTGCTGCTTTTCGTGAAATATTAAAGGATTTAGAAATACTAGAAACTTTAAAGAAACATCTTTTTGTAGCAGATTTAACTATTGATTGTTTTATTAGTGGAAACCCAAACAATAAAGATATTAACGAATGCACGAACAAACCATTTTATGAAAAAAAATTTAATGAATTAAAAGAATGGATAGAAAAGCCAAATGATTCTAAAGAGGTAAAAGAAAAATGAGCAAAAAATATATTATTAAAAAGTATAATTATGAAAATAATTCCTACTTAACAATAGGAAGTTATGATTCTTGGGAAGAAACAAAAGCATTTTTAGAAAAAGCAACAAAAGAACATCAGATAGTGTATTTAGAAATAAGAACCAATTTAGAGGGGTTAATATAATTTTGGAAAATGTATAAAAATAAAAAAATTTTAAAACCTGTTCCTACCGAACCAATTCGTAAAATTTGTGGAGATTGCTACTATAATGGGTTTTGCAAAAGAAAAATAAAAGAATGTGTTTATTTAGAGGAGGAACAAAAAAAATGCAAGACAAAGGATTGCAAGAAATAAAAGAAGATTTTTACAAAAGATATTTAAAATTAAAATTAGAATTAGATACTCTTGAACAAGAAATTGAAGTTTTTAAACAAAAATATGACAAGGAATTGTATAGTGGAATGAAAGATGTATCAGGAGTAGATTATTCTAAAATAGTTTTACCTAAGCAATCCAAAGATATTAATGAATTTTATCAAAATTTCATTAATTTAGGAAAAGAAATACGAGAAAAAGAAAACTATCGTAATATTTTGAAAGATGTGATTGAAAAAATCGAAATAGATTTTAAAAAATATGCACAAAATTTTAATGATTTGGAAATGAAATTATTTGTTGAATTATATATTTACAAAAAACCAATTAGCCAAATCATCTTGTTAAAATCAAATGATGAAAGATATTCTTATAGACAATTATCAAGAATTCATAAAAATTTGAGAAAAAAAATGAAAAATTATTAAAATTTTTTTGAAATGTCCTTGAAATGTCCTATATAAGTGTGTTATAATAGTATCGGTCAAATACTGACCACTGAATCCGTCGAAAGCATCCTATGGGTGCTTTTTTTGTTGCATAGAGGAGGAATTATGAAAATTATAAATTTAAAAATTGATGTTTTGAAACCATATGATAAAAATCCAAGGAAAAATAAAGAGGCAGTAAAGTATGTAGCTGAAAGTATAAAAGAATTTGGCTTTAAACAACCAATTGTAATTGACAAAAATAATGTTATTGTTTGTGGACATACAAGATTGCTTGCTGCAAAACAATTAGGTTTAAAAGAAGTGCCTTGTATTTTGGCAGATGATTTAACCGAGGAGCAAATTAATGCTTACAGATTAGTAGATAATAAAACAAATGAGTTTGCAGAATGGGACTACGAATTACTAAATGAAGAATTGTTTAATTTGCCAAGTTTAGATATGGAACTATTTGGATTTGAAGAGAAAAAGGAAGAACAAATAGTTGAAGAAGATGACTATGAAGAACCAGAACAACTAGAATCAATTGTTAAAAAAGGGCAAGTTTGGCAATTAGGGGCGCATAGGTTAATGTGTGGCGATAGTACCGATCCTTTAAATATTAAACTATTAATGGACGGTAAAAAGGCTGATTTAGTATTTACGGATCCACCCTATGGATATGAATATAAAAGTAATCATCAAGACAAGTTTGAAATGCTTAAAAATGACGACAAAATATTAGATTATGTTTCTGCAGTATTTGAGTATTTAAAAGAAAATTGTGCAATATATTCGTTTTGTGGTTGGCAGACTTTGAAAAAATGGCTTGAATATTTTGAAAACACAGATTTAATTCTTAAAAATATAATTATTTGGAAAAAAAATAATTGGAGTATGGGGGATTTAAAAGGCACTTATGCGGGTCAATACGAAATAATTTTATATTTGAATAAAGGTAGAGTTGAATTGAATTGGAAAAGGGATACAGATATTTGGGAATTTGACAGAGAACCTCCTAAAATGCACCCAACTATGAAACCAATTGATTTAATAACATTTGCATTAAAACATTCATCAAAAGATAATGATATTATTTTAGACGTTTTTGGTGGTAGTGGCAGCACATTAATAGCGTGCGAACAATTAAACCGCAAGTGCTATATGATGGAATTAGATGAGCATTATTGTGATGTTATTATAAATCGTTGGGAAAGTTTTACTGGAAAGAAAGCAGAGTTGATAGAATAATGGCTAGGGAAGATTTAATTCCTTTCAATAAGTTAAGTGAAGCAGAACACAAGGAAATAGCAAGCCGAGGTGGAAAGGCTAGTGTTAAAGCTAGAAGAGCTAAAAAAACAATGCAAGAAATGCTTACTGTTTTGATGTCTGCAAAAATAAAAGATCCTAAATTAATTCAAAAATTAGCAGATAAAGGTGTTAAGCCCAAAGATATGAACAATCAATCTGCAGTATTAGTAGGTCAAATGTTAAAAGCCATTAATGGGGATACTAAAGCAGCAGAATTTATTAGAGATACGTTAGGAGAAAACCCTAATAAAGTTCAAGTTGAATTTAATACAAATGGAACAACAGAAGCAATTATTTTAAAACTTGAGGAACGAAAGAATGGATTTGATGAAGAAAGAGAAGACGCCACTAATAGTAACTGATAAAATGCTTGATTGTATTGAATATGGTTTGCGGTCTAAAAGTTGGTTAATGGCATTTGAGGGTAGCATTCGATCAATTAAAACAACGACAGTTATCCAAATGCTACATTTTCTAGTTCAACAAAGTGATGAAATATTTCATCTCATCGGAGCTCAAGACAATAATTCAATTAAAGACGTTATCCTTCAAGCGAAGTTAGGGTTAACAACTCTTTACCCAGAATATTATTCTTTAGAAAAAGATGAGATAGGTGGCTATTATGTTTTAGCCAAATGTGACGTCAAAAACAAGCCAAAAATTAAAAAAATACTTTTGTGTGGTTTTGGTAATAAATCACGTTGGAAAACGATTAATGGACATGAATTTGGCGTCATTTTGCTAGATGAAGTCAATAATGCAAACAAGCAATTTGTGGATGAATGTTTTGCTAGACAAACAAATGTGGATAATCCTAAAATGTTGTTTACTTTAAATGGTGATTCGCCTACGCACTGGATTTATCAAGAATATATTAATCATTGTAAGATATTAGGTAATGCTCCAGCAAGTATTATTGCTGAAATGTCTCAAGTAGAAAAAATTGAAGGATACTATTATGTTCATTTTACAATGTACGATAATCCAACAATGACAAAAGAAAAAATCGACAGAGCAGAATCAATTTTTCCCAAAGATTCTTATTATTACAAAATTAAAATTTTAGGGGAAAGAGGAACAACAGGAAAATTAATATTTAACGATTATATGACAGCAGAAAAACATATAGATGATTTAAGTAAAATTATTTACAATGAATATGTAGTAGGAGTAGATATAGGTTCCACAAGAGCATTAAATTCAATAAGCCTAGTAGGTTTTAAAGGCAATTATACAGAAGTTGGAATAGTTGACAAAGATTCGTTTAAACAATGTGGATATGACAAAAAAAAGGAACTGTTAATAAATACAGTTCTTTTTTGGCGTGATAAAGGAAAAAATATTAGATGTGTTTCAGTTGATAGTGCAGAACAAAATTTTATTTATGATTTAAAAACAGCATTTAAACCATATGGAATTGATGTCATACCTTCATACAAAGCAACGATTAAGGAAAGATGCGATTTATTAATAATTTTGTTAGCATTAAGAAAAATTAAATTTAATAACACAAAAGAAGGGCGTGAAGTCTATCAAGCTTATCAAATGGCAAAATGGGTTGAAGGTAAAGAAAATGAAGAAAGAGAAGATAATAACGATCCTATTAATGACATAATGGATTCGGTTGAATATGCTTTGACTAGACATATGAAAAAATTACTTTCTTATGTTAAACAAGAAATAAAAGGAGAAGATTATGGGGCTAAAAAATTACATGACTAGAAAAAGGTTAGATAAATTAGAAAGGGATTTGAAAATGTTAAGAGATAGATATAATTTTGATGCATCTAAAGCAATCGATTTAAGTGATGTTTTGGGTTTGGATGCTTTTACGAGAAGAATACAAGAATATCAAGTTTGGAATAGCGGCAATGCTGTGCTAATTAATTATTTTTATAATAATAACGGAAGCAATAATTATTTAAACTATTTTTGGCTAAATGCCCCATCAAATTACATTAAACGACATTGTGGAGTTCCTAAATTAATTTCAAATAAAATGGGAACTATTTTATTTGGTGGAGGTTTTAAACCAATAGTAACTGTTTATAAAACAGATGAAAGCGGAAATGTTACAAAAGAAAAAGATAATAATGTTACAGAAAATGCTCAAGAAGTTATAGATGCTTTGTTTGAAAAAACTAAAATATTAAAACAATTCCATGCTCAAGCAGTAAAAGAGTCATGGTGTGGTGAAAGTTTTTTAAAATTTAATTACGACTTAAAACTATCTCAATTTCCAATTATAAAGGCATATGATTTAACTAAAGCAGAAGCAATAGTAGAAAAAGATATTACTACAGCAATTATTTTTAAATCGTGGTTTAACAAAAAAGAAGACAAAAATAATATGAAAAAATATCGATATGAAGAAACTTATACTACTGATAATATGGGATATGCTGTAATTTACAATAAATTGTATGAACTAAAAACAGATGGCAAAGAAAATGAAGTACCATTAACAACTATTCCAGAAACTAGTAATATTTTACCTGAATATCGTTTTGAAGGGTTAAAAGGAATGCTAGCCTTTCATAAACCAAATAAATTGCCAAATAATGAATTTCCAGATAGTGTTTATGGTGCAAGTGATTATCAAGGCGCAACAGATACTTTTGATGGCTTAGATGAGGTATATTCTGAATTTGTTGCAGAAACAAGAAATAATAAAACAATTAGATATATTCCTACTGATATGATTCCACAAGATGAAAGTGGTGTACCATTATTAAATCTTGCAAAATGGATTACAAATTATCAGAAAGTAACAGGAGATCAGGACCAAGGAACAAATAGTGAGATTCAAATTCAAGAAATACCTGATAAAACGGCATCACTTGCTGAAAAATATTTAAAATATTTAACAAACGCAATTAATCTTGCTGGACTTAGTCCACTTGCACTTGGTATAACAGGTCTTGAAGCGATTAATGCTGGTGAAACTAGCCAAAAAGAAAGAAACAGAGTCACTTTAGAAACAAGAAGTGACAAAATTAATAATTATTGGAAACCTTTTTTAAAAGAAGTAACTTTGCAACTTTTAAATTTTAACAATTGGTTAGTTAAGACAGCAGGAGCAAAACAAGAAGGATTAGAAGTTGATAAAGTATCGTTTGAAAATGCTGATATAACTTTTGATTTTGGAAATTATGTTGTTGAAAACGAAGACAATATAATTACTCGATGGGCTAATGCTAAAATGGGAGGTTTATCATCAATTGAAAATGGTGTAAGACAAATCCATCCAGATTGGACAGACGAACAAATTTTAGAAGAAGTTACAAAGATAAAATTTGAAAATAATATCGGTGTTGATGATCCAACTTTATTACAAATGGATTTGACAGAGGAAGATACATTTACAAATGGCGAAGATATTGAATAGTCCCAATCAAAATGTAGCTGGTGAACATTTAATATTACTACAAGATGCGATTACTAAAATTAAACAACTTATTTTAAAAGGTGCAAGTAATGAAGAAATCAATCAAGTCATCAATAATTATGTAAATAAGTTTGTAGATCCTGCAACAAAAAGAGCCTTCCAAAAAAGTTTAATTCAATCTGCAAACAAAATGATGTATCAATATAATTACAATACAAATATTTTAAATCAGTCATTTATTCAAAAAGTTGTTAAGCATTATAATTTAGGAACAGGAATGACACAAGCTAATCAAACCTATACTATTGATTTAAAGGCAATTTATGGGGAATATTTAAACAAACAGATAGACCAAAGAAAAACTATAGAAGAATTTAGAAATCGCATTACTGACACAAAATATGGCTCTGTTTTAATTAAAAATTATGACAAGCAAGTTAAAGACCAAGTTAAACTTTTAGCAAGTGAACCTGCAAAATATGTTGCAAAAGATGGAAGAGCAATTAGTTTAAGAAATAAAGTAGAAATGGCTGTAAGATATGAAGCAAATCAATTGGATCTAGCACAATATAAACAAAATGGCATTAAATTAGTATGGACAAGTTCGCATGCCGACGCTAGTCCAAGATGTACACCCTTTCAAGGCAAATTGTGGAGTTTAGATGGAACAAGTGGCATAATTGATGGTCATAGATATCAACCAATTGAAATTGCTTTAGATGCAAATGGTGGTAATTCAATAATTAATGGCTATAATTGTAGACATTATTTAATTGAATATGAAAAGGGTAGTACTGCTCCTAGACAATTTACTTCAAAAGAAATTCAAAAAGAATATAAAATTGACCAAAGGCAAAGACAATATGAGAATAGAATTAGGCAATTAAAAACCGAAGAAACTCTATTAAGGCAACAAGGTTTTGCGAAAGATGCAACAAGAATTAGAAAAAGTTGGCAAAATTTAAATAAAAATTATGAAGAATATTCAATCAAGAATGGACGAGCTTTCTACAGCTGGCGAACAAAAATTAGTGAAGAAGAAAGACAAAAGATTATTGAGGTAAGAAATTTAAAGGTATTGCAAAAACAAGTAGATGCTATTTCAAAGGGATTCGAAAAAGAAAAAGTTGTAGAATTCAAAAACGAGTATAATCAGTTTAAAAAAGATAGTTGGCGACTTACTATTAAAGATGAATTGTTAAAACAAATGGAAATTTACTCAAAGTATCAAAAGGGAGTAGCCAACGAAAATAATTTTTATATAAATACTATGGCAAATTTTGCAGAAGTCGAAAAACCAGGCAGAGAACCAGATTATATTAGTTATAACAGAAACTTTGAAATATCTAGTATGTATTGGTACACAAAAGAGGGAGTAATTAGAGGAAGTGATCATTGGGGTAAAGGAGTAGCTAGTTGTGATTGGTTTTTAAACAATAATGTTGGCAAATTAGTAGTAGGTGAAAATAGACAATATGGTTTTTGCAAATGGGATGAATTTGTTGAAAAAACACAGATATTAGAATTAGAAAAAGATGGAAAGAAAACTGAATTTTTGATGACTTTAGAAAATGTTATTGGCAAAGATAAAGATACAGGAGATACACTTGTTAAAAATGGAGATTATATAGTATCTGTTGATAGAGATGGCTTTTGCTATACAGAATCAACTCTTGATTATGTTCCTGAAAAAGAGAGCATATCACCTGAAAAAATTGCCGATTTAAAAAGAAAAGCGATTGAGCGAGAAAAAGAAAATCAAGAAGAAATGCGAAAGATAGCTCTTAGAAAAGAAGAAGAAAGAATAGCTAAGGAAGAAAGAACAAAGAAATTAGTTCGATTTAGAGAAAATGCAGATTTTTATATATCAAAATTGGATGAAATGATAGGCGATGATTTTAAAAATTTCTTAGAAAAAAATAAAATAGGTTACGAAACCAGAATATCTAAAAAAGGAAATGAAATAATAATAATTCCTGAATTAAACAATATACAAGCAACTTTAAAAGAATTTGAAAGTAGAAACGATTTGAAAAGAGAAATTGCAAGATACCTAGTTTTGAAAAATAAACTTTAAAATTTGACCTAGACACGTCACAAAACTATCTCAGGCAGACTCCTCCTGCCTGTGCCTTCTAAATAATAACAAGACTCCAGAAATGGGGTCTTTTATTATACATCGTGAGTAAACACGTTAAAAACAATGAATGATTAAATCTAATAGTGGTCATCCCACTTAAAAAAATGAAAGGAGAAAATTATGTCATTAGAAAATTTAAAAAAATTAATTGGTGAGGATATTTTTAATCAATATATCGCACCAAAAATCGAAGGGAAAGATTATTTTTTTGCGGAAGGAAAAGATTTTATACCAAAATCGAGATTTGATGAAGTTAATGAAACAAATAAAGAGTTAAAGAATCAAATTGCTAGCAGAGATTCTCAACTTGTCGAACTTCAAAAGTCCGCAAAAGGAAATGAAGACCTTACAAAACAAATTGCTGAATTACAATCGGCAAATACAAAAGCAAAAGAAGAATACGATGCTAAGATTCTTCAATTGCAAAAAAACTACACCTTAGAATCAATACTCGCTAAAAGTGGTGCTAGAAACCAAAACGCTTTGAAAGGAATGTTAGATTTAACAAAATGTACTTTCAAAGATGGAGTATATAGTGGGTTAGATGAACAAATTGCTCAAATTAAAAAGGATAATGATTGGTTATTTACTAATCAAGTATCAACATCTGCAGGAAGCGAACATCATGGTTCTGATGGTGGAGGAGTAGACGAATTTGAAAAATTTAGAAAATTATAAAAAAGGAGATTAAAAAAATATGGCAAATTCAATAGCAACTGCAGTTCGTTATTTTAATAATGATGCAGAATTAGAAAAAATTTATCAAGCGTATTCATATACAGCAGATTTTATCAAACCAAATGTAGCAGTAGGTGCTAAAACTGTTAAATACAGACAAGTTAGTTTAGGTTCAACAGTTTTAGGAGATTATAATCGTGAAACTGGTTATACTAGAACAAACATTAATGTAAGTTGGGTAGAAAAATCGTTAACGCAAGATAAAGGAAACGTTTTAAGACTTGACAAAATGGATGGAGAGGAAGCACAAAGTTTAGAAATTGCAACAGTTGGTCGCAAATATATTCGCGAAGTGCAAATTCCATCTGTTGATAAATATCGTTTTACACAACTTGTAGGAGCAACTGGTTCTAAAGTTGCAACAGGAGCTTTAACAGCAGATACGATAGAAGCTGCAATAGATAGTGGTTTAGATTATTTATATGATTTAGGAGTTCGAGAGAATTTAACTTTGCATATTGCAACTTCAAAGGCTAGATTATTAAAACAAGCAGCAAAATCAACTGGTTCTATCTCTACTGGCTCTTGGGGTGGAGATTTATCGGTAAATGTTACGTTGTACGGAGATACAACTAAAGCTAAAGTAATTCAAGTTCCAGATGATATTTTGGGTGAGGGAATTGATTTTATTTTAACTGCAACACCAGCATTTGCTGCATTTGCTAAATATCGAGATAATGAATATTTTGACAAAATTCCAGGATTTGGTAGTAGAATGACTGAACTTGATTTAGGTATTTATCATGATGCTTGGGTAGAGCCAGGAGCAGAAAAAGCAGTTTATATTCATAAACCAAGTGCTAGTCAAGCAAGTTCTGAAACAGAATAATAAAAAATGAGCCACAATTAGTGGCTCTTTTCTAACGAGGTAAATATGAATTTTGAAAAAAAGTTTTTAGAAAAATATGGATTAGAATTAAATGATGTTGTTCCAAATGGCAATTTTGAACAAAACAAAGTAAAAAGATTTATTGATCAGCAAATTGAACTTGTGGAAACTTATTGCAAATCAAAAAATGTAACATTTAATTATAAAAATTTAACAACCGCAAGAAAAGAAGTTTTTGACGATATTGTATTAGATCAAATGTATTGGACGTTAAATACAGACGATTATTCTGTTGTAAGTGGAATTGATTTAACAACAGGCATGTCAATTCCAATAATTGAACTTACAAGTAGATATATTTCTCCTACTGTTCAAATAAAATTGAAAGCAAATGGATTTTGCTTTAGAGGTTTAGGCTGTTGATTCCAAATGCAAGATTAAGAAAAAAAATTGTAAGTGAAGATGGACAAATTATTGGGCATTTAGAAGAATGGTATCCATTAAAAGTTGTATTAAATAGTAATGCAAGAAGTGAATCAATTGGAATTGCCGAAGGATTAAAAAGTGGTAAATTTACTGCAGTATTTACGACTAGAACAACTTTACTCGATAATAATGCATCTAGAATCGAAGTAGATGACAGAATTGACATTTTATTTAATAAACAAAGTAGAATTGTTAAATATGTTGAAGAATCACCTAAACAAATTGGCAACAGTAAAATTTATTTTATTGGTGTAGAATAATGGATTTATTAAAAAAAACTGAAATATGTGCATTAATATTAGAGACAACTTGTAGAATTTATGCACCAAAAGATACAGGGAATTTGTCAATAAACGCAATTAAATCTGTATATGAAGATGGTGTTTGGCAAGTAGTAATTGGTGGAGAACTAGCACCATATGCTGTTTATACAAATGAGCCATGGGTTAGTCCACATTGGAAAAGTGCTACAAATCCAAATGAAAATTGGATACAAAAAGCAATTGAATCAGTAAGGACAGTAATTGTTGGTATTTTTCAAGGAATTTATACTGAACAAGAAATCAGCAAATATCAACAACAATTAGACTTGCTATTAATTGAAACAATAATTTATAGAGAAAAAGGAGTGATAGATTTTGACATTTGAACAACATTTTAAAATGATTTTTAAAGCGAATTTAGAGGCGATTTTAGGCTCAAATTTCAAAGTTTTTGTTACAAATGACTTAACATTCAAGAACTATAGAAAAGGCGATATTTTAGCAGTAATTAAGACGGGGCAAGGAACTACATCTGGAGTAGAAAATGTTCTTGCAACCAACATAGTGACAACAATCACTTTAAAGTATGAAAGTATCTATCAACAAGAAATACTTGCCAAATTAAATGATTATGTAAATAACATAAATGGCAAAATTTTTACTACAGATGATAGTATTTCTTACAAACTTGGTCTTAACACACCTTATACTATAGGTTCTCCAAATGTTGAAAATGTAGGAAATGAAAGCATATACACAAGTATTTGCCAAATAGTTGGTAATGTGTTTTATTCCAATTTACCAATAATTGTTGATAAATTTATATATTTTGAAGAAGAAAAAGTTAAAATTGAGGGAATACAAAATTTTCAAGACAACACACTTTATAATTTCCAATTAAGTGATGGCACAAGCGATGAAGGAGTACAAAGTTATAATGGATTAACAAAAACTATTACAATTAGTTTTTATAATTCAAATAACACTTTTTGTAATTATTTAAAAACAATTAATTTAGCAGGAAAAATTTTTAAATTTCAAAAAGGAGAAGATGAAACAATTAATGTCGTTTTTAACAATAAAGTTTTAATTGAACAAAATGGTGTTGAAATTTATACAATTGTGTTGGGGGTGGTTGATTAATGCCAGCAAATAATACAGAAATTAGAATACCTGTTGTTATTGAACTTCAAGCAAATAAGGGAACTAATGTTAATCAACCAATACGAAATAATGCAACAGGAACATTAACAAGAACAGAAGTTACAGGTCAAGCAATTTCAGCAGGTTTTTTAATTCAAAGCGGTCAAAAATTGATTGCAGCAACAGGAAATACACAAGTTTCAAAAGCAATAGGTGATACCGTTAAATATGGGACATTAGGTATAAGAGTTTTGAGTGGAGATGTAACAGCCTTAGCAAGTATGGCAATTGATTTGGCTAGCGAAGCAATAAAAAAAGTTAACCAACTGCGACAAGAAGCAGAGGTTAACAATCAAATAAAATACAACCAAATATTAAATGGTCGTGTATTTTTAGGAAGTGGTCGAATAGATATATCTAGAAATATATGGGGTGAAAAGAGTTATAATGTTACAAAATAATTATTTTTTTGATTTTAATTCAATAATTTTCATAATAAAATAAAATGTTATTGCCCCAAAAGTAAAAATAAAAAATAATGGAAAAATATAATTTTGAAATAAAATAATTGGATTAAATCTTCTTCTGACTTATGGTATCCACGCCATTCAATATCATGAAAATCAATCAAACGGTCTTCTAATGCAGCAAGAAAACCTTCCATCTGTCCGATAAAACCAAAAGACTGTTTGTATCTGTAACGATGAATCTCACTTGATGGACAATCATGTAACTGCCGTTCCAATTGATGATATCGATCTTCGCAATCATAGACAAATTCTTTTAATTCTTTGTAAGCAAAAATATCAAAACTCATTTCCTGAATATTCTCTTCACCAAGTTCTGGAAGAATATGTGAAATATAATCAGAAAACACACTATTAGGAGATAAAATTAAAATGTTTGATGATTTTAAATTTTTACGATCATGATATAGCAGATAAGCAATTCTGTGTAAAGCAATAGATGTTTTTCCACTTCCCGCTGCCCCCTGAATGATCAATATTTGATCCTTGGTGTTCCTGATAATCTCATTTTGTTCTTTTTGTATTGTTCTAATAATGCTTTTTAATTGAACATCGCCATTGCTTCCTAATTCTTGTTTTAAAATTTCATCATCTATCAGCATATCACTTTCAAAAGCATATATAATTTTACCTTTTTTTATTTTATATTGTCCTTTTGCTGTAATTTCACCTG